TTACTTCGGTAAAGACAAGTCCAAGTTCTTTGGCCTTGTCCATCTCGGCCTGGAGTCCATCCCGTCCGAGGTTCAACATGTGAATCATGTTGGTTCCAGCACGACCGAACAGATCCACGGCCAAGGCGCTTTTTTCCGCTCCATCGGGCATGGCCTTGAACCTGTCCGCCACATCGAGCATTACCTCGTTCAGCGGACGCAGATTCCCGGCAGTATCCTTGAATGTCACTCCAAGTGCTTTGAATTTTTCTTCTGCTGCTCCGCCCTTCGCGGCAGCATCGGCCATGTTATTCGCCAGAAATTTCAGGGCCGTGGCAAATCCGCCCATGCCCAAGTCGGTTTTATTGACCGCAAGGGTAAGGGAAGATAGAAATTCTGTAGCAATGCCTGTCTTCTGCCGGAGTTCATCAAATTCATCACCGGCTTTTGTGGTCTTGGCGATCATAAGACCCATCGCCCCCGTTATGGCCGCACCCGCCGCCATCATCTTCAGTCCGGCCCCCTGGAATGCATCTCCGATTTGTTTCGCGGAATCCTTGAGTTTGGTTGCGTCCTTCCCGACCTCCGAGATAGACTGGTTCCATCCTGTCTTATCGAGTAGTAATTTACCGACGATAACCCCGACTAAAAATCCACCGCCAGTCATTTTACACCTCTCCGACGTTCTCTCATTTGCTCAAGTCTCCGCTTCGCCAATTCCTCAACCCTTGCGATGGCATCCTCATGATCAAGTTCATAAAATTGTATGTTCAATTCGTCGATAGATCTCCGCATGGAATCCTCTTTCTGGTGCGGCAAGAGCGATGCGCCATACATCTCCGACCGCCTCAGAAGCGCCCGCCGCGCAGCCTCCCGCGACCATGCAGAGAAGTCCCTTACATCCATTTCAAGGAAATCCGCGAAGGTGAACAGGCCCGGAAACTCTCCGGCAATTAAAGCGATTTCTTGCGCCCGGGCCTGAGCCCGTTTTTTTCCTTCGCCTCCGGCGCGATGGCTTTCCCGACAGCCGCCTCGATGACCTTTGCAACCTGTTCGATGGTGAGTTTCAGCAGAAGTTCGGTCGGTCCTTCAAGGACCGATTCGATCATCTGGCGGATGGCCGCCGCAGACCCCGCCTGAGCGTCCGCCTGAAGGCGCTGAATCTCCTCCAGCGCCCCCAGTGTAATCGTCTTAACGCGGAAGGTCTTGCCGTCGATCAGGATCTCCGTGGACTTGTAGAGACTCTTTGTGGTATCGATTTCAAGAACGGTAGTCACGATACCAGCTTACAGACCGAGTTCCGTAGATCCGGCGGGCATACCCAATGTACCGAATTCGCCTTCTTGACCGCTTTCCTGAGACACGAAGATTTTGAACAGTACCGGGAACACGCGCTGAGTCGAACGATCCCACGTCAGTTCCCAGCCGGGAACGGGATACGCCCTGTAGATCTCGACCCACTCAGACGGAAGAATCGAGACTGCATTGTCGCAGATCGGCTTGATGACAACAGGGAAAGCCAGATCATACATCCCGCACCCGAGTTGATTCTTCATCACGATGTACTCATTAGGTGCCGTGCCGAGGATACCGCCGGAATTGAGCACTTCATCCAGTTGTTCGAGCGTCGAGCGGGTCATTTTGAGTTCGAGGGTCGCCACGGTGCCCGTCATGATGGCATCGACCGCGGCCTCGCCGTAGCGTTCCTCCTGGATGTCCTGAACCTTGGTCTCGCCCTTATAGGTCGTCGCTCCCAGGAACGGCCCAAGGGTAAGCGCCCAGGACTCTCCATAGCCCCACACAATTTCACATGGCCCCATATCTTTTATGGGCAAGCTAGGCATTTTTGCCTCCTATAAAAATTGGATTAAAGACGAATGGAAATTTGTCTATGAAAGACAGGGATATGCGGACAATAGAAATCCGCTTATGTTCTGGTTAAAGTTAGGTCAGGGTCCACTAGGTCCGGGTCCGCATGATCCCTGTTGAATTTTGAACGTGAAGTTTACCGAAAACTCGAATCTTCCATCAACGTCCTGATCGATGTATTGGGGGATGGCTATGGCATTAATTACGTTTACGAGATAATCGGGGCCACTCCCGGAAAGATTCGGCAGGTTATCTCCCGCCCTCCCATGGAGTGCAGTATAGACAGTCCACGCATCATCCCGGGCCTCGAAGTAGGTTTTAGCACGGCTTAAGGCCTGGATTTGATATTCGGCATAATCCGGGAGTTCGGGAACGGTCGCTCCACCGGCCGACTCCGCTATAAGGACGCATCTATCCGGCGCGGTAGCCAGGCGGTGCCCGGCCTGAAGTGTCGTGCCGATGACGAATCCGGTCTGGCCCTCGATGAACGTAACGATCTCCTGAAACATCATGTCATCCCCCGAGTAGTCTTCTCAGATATTCGCCGACAATGTCGAGATATCGTTTAGCATTCCGCGCCATCTTGGATTCAAGATATTTCGGTCCGGGGCTTTTCGCCCCCTTGTTGGTTGTCCAGTGGACCATCCCCTCAGCCTCATGCCAGCGCGCCGCATAGACGATATTGAACCCGGCTTCGACAGAAACTTCATCTTTTGTCGCAACGATAGCATTGACCTTTTTCGATTTCCAAAGATCACCCACATCTTTTGGTGCCCCCGGAGTCTCTTCAATGGCATCCGTGAGGAGTGCACTCGCCGCCTTAAACATGCCCTTCTCGATCTCGGGCGGGGTAGCCCCCTCCACGAGTTTCTTGAATCCCTTCTCGAAATCGGTCATGTCGATGGTCATGCCCATGCTGTCACCCATTACGCGAGATAGACTTCATAATGCGGACGCGAAAATGCCTTCGGTTCGTGGATGGCTATAATGGATCGTTCCCTGTTATCGACAATGAGCCTATCCGCATGCGTAAGTGCACGCCCGAGTGCGTTGTCAGTCTTTCTCATTTGCAAATAGACGTGAATCGGTGAGACGATCTCTTCGCCCGCAAGATTGCGGACAAGATTCGTCTTCCATTCCACGTAACCGCGAGTGGCAACGTTCGTCGTCGGGTTCGGTTCACCCCATTGGTCATTCCCGTTTGCCTTGACGACGGTGATCTTGTCTACGCAATACGCTGAAATCATCCTTCACGCTCCCTGACACGGATTTCCTCTATCGATGTCGGAAGAAGTCCATGCTGACAGTTCGGGTGAAAGGGACATGATTCATCCAGCATCGGATAATCCGGATCGTTCCCCGACAATGAATAGATATTCCCCTCATATTCTTTGCAGATATCACAAATCGTATTGTGATCAGAAACTTTTACGAGATCATTTTCATAGAGAGCACATTGATCAAGTGTTGCCTGTGTCTGCGCTTCTGCAAGCGTTGTCCTGGCGACCATTTCCGCGTACTTAGAAAGGTTATACATGCGGTCCCCGATCTGGATGAAGTTCTCGTCCCCGACTAGTTGACGCAGACGGTCCATGATCTGCTTTTTCAGAGTGCCACGCGAAAGCTCTAGCTTCACGGCTTGCGCGGCCAGGTCTGCAATCTCACCTTCCACGTCATCGTAATCGAACTCCTGCACGGTCCCGATTAGGCTCTTGGTCGCACCCGTGCCCATGAGCGCGGCGGAGACGAATTGCTCAACCGTCCGCATGATCGAGCCTGTCGCCTTGAGGAGTGCCGTATCGGCGGTTGCCTCGACCACCTGCTGGCCTGAGCGCGCGGGAGGCGTGCCCCTGGGGATACGCCTGCCCAGCTTCCAAAGTTGCGCCTTGGCCTTCTCAGCGGCCTTCTCGTATGCCGCCTTCGTCGTCTGTCGAGTCCAGCGCCCCGATACGCCGTTTAGGTAGGTAACGATGCGCCGGGCCTTGCGCTTGATCTCCTCGGCCTTTGCGCCATCGAAGTCCAGAAGGTCTATCGACAGCAGGAGCGTCCGCAGTTCGTGGCCGGCTGCCCCGTATATACGCTGGAGATCGGTAAACTTCATACCGACGCCTTAGAAATTGCTCACCTTGGTTTTAACGGATTCCTCTTCGTCGCGGCTCAGGTTGGCCGTGCTGATAAACGATGTGCTGACAAGCCAGGGAGTAAGCATGGCCGCCACGACCGGCGGGACAGGCAATGCCATCAACATCCCCTCGGAGTAT